CTAATGCAACGCCATTGCATTGGGTGCAACCGCTGAAGAACCCTCGATTGCGAGCGCAAGCCACATCCCGTAGGGCTGGCCAACGTACTGGCGCTCCAGGTTCTGGACAAGCTCGAAGGCAGCCCGGTAGGCGTCACGGGCGGCTTCTACGTTGATCACGAGCAGGGAGAGGATCGGCTGGTCAGCGTCGGCGGCCTGCCACGGATGGGAGTCCACCAGGGGCACCACCGTCAAGGCGCCGATCACGCGCGACTCGCCCCAGGAGGCCATCAGCGACCGCTCCCGATGGCGAAGAGCTGTGCCTGCCGCAGGTCCGGATCGCGCAGCTCGGCGCGGCGCAGGAGCCTGCGGACGCCGCGGTCCGACATGCCGTATTCCTTGGCCAACTTTGCGAAGGACGCCCCATTCCGGTGTGCCAGCAGGATCTGGCGATCGCGCTGGGCGAGCTGGTAGGCGTGGTCCTTGGGGATGCTCAGGACCTGGCCGCCCCAGTCCTCGGCGACCATGTCAGCGATGGCGGCGCCGATCTGTTCGGCCTGGTCGGCGGGCATGCCGAACTCCCGCGCACGGTCGGCCGCTGCCGCGGCGACGTCGGTCAGGAATTCAGCGCGACGCTCGACCATCGAGTTCATTCGCCGGCGGCCCTCCGCGCGCGACGCTTGGCGTCGTATTCCAGGGCGGCGATTAGCTTCTGCAGCTCGAACCTGTTGCACCACTCGATGCGGTTGACCTTGCAGATGCGCTTCGCCAGGGCGTGGCCGTAGGCCCACTCCCGGCCCGCGTCAGCGAGCAGGGCCTCGATCTTGGCCACCTGCGGCGACAGGTCGCCTTTCGGCTTGGCGGCCCACACGCGGGCAGCCACGGCCTGCTCGGCAGGCTTGCCCTGCAGCTTCTGGAACTCGCGCAGGATCGCAGCCAGCTGGGCCGGGTCACAGTCGCCGGCGCTACGCCAGCCGTCGAACCCGGCACCGCGCGTGACGCGCTGCACGAGGTCGCGATAGACGTCGTCGTCCAGGCCCATCTGGCGGCGGATCGCGTGCACCGCCTTGAGGCGGCGCAGGCGGGTTGCAGCTGGGTCCTTGGCGGCCCGGCGCTTCATCAATTCAGCCCTCCACCCGAGAGAGTTTCAGCGCCGGTTCGAGGATCTCGAACAGCCTGCGCACTTCGGCCGACATCAGCGCGAAGCGAGCGTCGAGCTCGGCGTGCATGTCGTCGCGTTCGATGCCTTCCAGCTGGTCCACCGCGCCGTCGAGGAACTTCAGCTTGCGCACCACCAGATCCTCGCCGAGCACGAATGAGACGTGGTCGTCGAGCACCAGGGCCAGACGCGTGACCTGACGGCCGGCTTCGAGGTGCTCGGCGATCTCGTCGCCTCGCATCTCCACGCCGCGGCAACGCACGACGGCGCCACCATCGGCGGCGTCCTTGAGCTCGCACTCCTCGCCCAGCGACAGGCCCTCGGGCAGCGGTTCGCCCGCGATCCAGCCGGTCAGCACGCTGCGCGGCGCGACTTCGGCGTTCAGCGGCAGCGCCGGGAAGCTGCCGAGCGCGTGACGCAGATCCGAGACCACCGCCTCGGCGCTCTTGCGCGAGGAGGTGTCGACGATGCACAGGCCGTGCTTGAGGTCGAGCATGGCAGCGGTGCGCGAGGGTCGGACGAAGGCGCGCGGCAGCAGGTCGTGCAGCACATCTTCCTTCAGGCGCTTCCTGGCGCGGCCGCCCGGTTTCCGGCCTTCTTCCCACTCGATCGCGGCGATCTTCTGGGTCAGCTGAGCGTTCACTACCGAGGCGGGCAGGATCTTGTCATCGACGCCCACCGCCACCAGGGCGGCGTCGCCGATGCGGTGTGCGAAGGCCGCGTAGTCTCGCCCCAGCGCCGGCACGAAGCCGCGCGAGGACAGCTCCAGCGGGCCGACGGGCTTGAGCGGGTGGGTGACGAGGGCGTCCTCGAGGCCTTCGAGATCGAGCGAGGTCGGGAAACGGAACAGGGTCAGGTTGCGGAAGAACATGGGCTACTCCTGGTTTGAGGACAGCCGCCGCTGGCTGTCGCCTGCGATGCCGTCATGCAGCTGTGCATTGGCTCCAGCGGCATAGCCGAGCCAGCGGTCGTCAGGGTTCGAGCGGCCGGCCTTTCCGATCTCCCGGCCGGTGGTCTTCTCGGTCTCGCCTACGCGCAGGCGGATGGCGCGTTCTATCGCCGAGTTACGCTCCGCGGATAGCTCATCTTTGGGGAACAGCTTCGCCACAGCGCTGGTCCAGCCCAGGGCGAACTCTTCGCCGCGCCGCGCCTTGTTCGCGCGCTTGCGAATGCGCTTGGTATGCGCGGTCTTGCTGCTCTGCAACTGCCGGTTGAGCACCGTGAATGCGTAGGTGGCCACCTCCGCATCGGCGTTGGCGCCGAAGAAGGAAATCGTCGTCCGACCGCTCATTCGGCCAGCCTCGAAGTCGTAGTGCCGCTTGCACGAGATCACTGGCTTGCAGCGATAGCCGTCGGCGACCAGGTTGGCCAGCGCCAGCACTGACTGGGGCACCATCGCGCCGCGGCTTCGGGTGGTCACCTCGGCGTCACGGATCTCGGCTGCCACGGCGTCATCTTCCGAGAGGCCGAACTTCGCCATCAGCGCCTTGGCTTGGCGCAGTCCGGCCGCCGCTTCGTTCGGGTTCGACGACCGCGACAGGCGCAGGCACGCCAACACCTTGCGGAGGGCTTGTTCACGGGTCATGACTGCACCTTCTTCGCCGCGCAGGCCGCGTCCCCGGCGCGGGTGTAGCCGCCGCTGGGGTAGCCGCCGCTGGAGTAGCCCGTGCCGTCGGCCACGTAGGCCGCGCCCACGTTGCCGGTGATGTAGAGCCCGATCACCCAGGTGTTGAAGCTGGACCATGTGTTCTGGTCGATCAGGCCGGCGATCAACAGGCCCAGGGCGGCCAGCAGGACGAACGCGGCAAGGATGAACTTGCGGCTGGCGAACTTGGATTCCATCTGGGGCACTTTCATTCCTCCTCGCGGCGCAGCGGTGGCTGGCCTTCCGTTACGACGCATCTGCGGGCCGGCACGCGCGGTTCGGCGCCGGAGTACTCGACATGCCAGCCGGCCTGGTCGCACTCGATGCGCCAGCTGGAAGAGGCGGCGAAGTTCGGGCCCGCACCAGGCGCGGCACCGCAACCCACGTCACCTGCAATTGAATCGCGCGCCCGGGTCACGACCGATCGCCCCGGTTGCGCGGCGGCAGCAGCGGAAGGCTTGAACGCCTCTGCGTGGGGATGAAGTCGGTCCCCAGGCTGGCGGCGTCCATCACACGCATGGCGTCGACCTCGACCTTCGCCGAGTTGATGATGGTCTGCGCCACCTCGGAGATCGCTTTGGCCCGGGCCAGGTCCATCGGCTTTTCCTCGCACTTGAGCGCTTCGATGGTCTCGAACAGGTGGTCGCGGAGATCCTCGATCTTGTTCTTGGTCACGCCTTGCTCCTCGTCTTTTCCAGCTTGTTGATGCGGCGGTTGAGCACGCCGCGCGCCTGCATTGCCCGCTTGATCGGTGCCGGGTAGTTGTGGATCGTGTTCCGGCGCATGTTCTCGGCGAGCGTGACCAGCTCCAGCCGATCGACCGTGATCAGCGCCGGATCCAAGGTCTTCATTCCCTGGCGGAAGATCACGATGTGGCCCTCCGGCACAGGGCCGTGGGCAGCCACCCAGGCCAAGACGTGGACCGGGCGCCATCGCAGCGCGGGAAAGATCGTCGGATCGTCAGTGACCTTGCGCACCAGGACCTTTCGTTTCGTGTCGAACTTCTCGGTGCCGATCGGCACGTAGTTGTGCGCCGCGCTGGCGGCCCGTCCCTTCTTGAACTGGGTCGTGGCCATGCGGCCAGGCGCAAACCCCGGCCGCCGCAGGCCCTTGTTCGGGGGCGGCGTTCCGGGCTTGATTCGGGACGCGATTGAATTCGGGTGCTCGGTCCCGTTCCACAGGTGCGCCATCGGGTTCTTGCAGAAGTCAGGCGACTTCGCGACGCCGAGTTTCCAGGCGCGTCGGTGCACCGACTCCGTGGTCCGGTCGATCAGGTAGGCCACCAGGAACGCCGGCCACATCGGGTAGTTGATACGGATGGTCTCGTCGTCGTCGGCCGTGAACCCGCGGCGGATTCCCTCGCCGACGGGCAGCCCCATCTTGATCAGGCGCTGCCTGATCGCGGATTCCGTCCTGCCGAGCACAAGCGCACATTCGCCCGCCGAGGCTCCGCCGCTGCGCAGGGTGCGCAGCTGCTTGAGATCACCATCGGTCCAGGGCATGCGCATCGTCATTCGCCCTACGCGCCCACCGCGGCGCGGATGCGCTGGGCCGCCTTGATGGCGTTCTGCCATGCAGGCACCTCGCGCCCGTCGGCGTCGAGCAGCCGCAGGATTCCGGACTCGTCGCGCTTTGCCCTGACGAAGCCGCCGGCCTTGAGGACCTTCAGCACCTGCTCGGTGCGGGTCAGCGGCCCGCTCACAGCGGCACCGCCGACACGTCCAGGGGAATCTGCGACCAGTACTGCGTCTCGCCCACGCGCTCGTACACGCGGATGTAGCTGCGGCTGCCGACCACCTGGATGGCGTCGCCGATCGCGGTCATGGCGCGCTGCCAGCGCTCGTCCTCGATGTTCAGGCGCCGCAGCCCCAGCACCTGCTGGATCCGGATGTTGCCTTCCTGGTCGACGCGGAACGCGTCCTGGACGATGGTCTGCAGCTCCGCCGCGGCGCCCTCGGACCATTCCTTCAGGCACTCGTCGATCAGCGCCTTCGCGGCCTTCAGGCGCTCGTCGAAGGTGATGTTCTCGGCGATCGCACGCAGCACGCGGAAGCGGCCGTCGAAGCTGCGCAAGCTGACGTTGCCCTTCTTCCCGCCCAGGCGCACGCCGTACTGCTCGGCGCTGAGGTCGACGAAGGCGTCCACGTCTTCGAAGGCGCCGCGCTTGAACGCGGCCAGCGAGTCGCTCTGCGCCTTCGCCTTCGCGACGATCTCGCGCACGAGCTCGTCGCGCGCCAGGTCGATGGCTTTGATCTGCTTCTCGGGCACCAGGCGGCCCATGTGGTCCTTGCGGTGGCCGGCGGGGATGTCGGTGGTTTTCATGTGGTGCTCCTCGGTTGCGGGTGTTGCCTGACGCCGGGGCCCGGCTGGATGGTTTCCTGGTAATCAAGCTCGGCGAGCATCCAGTTGCGCTGGATGCGCCAGGCCGACGAGCGTGAAATCTGGAAGAAGCCCTCGATCTCTTTCACGCTCGGCGGTCGGCGCAGCGCGATCGCCCACCTGGCGAAGGCGAAGTAGCTGCGCTGGTTGCCGCCATTCCTGGGCATGTCACTCGACGCCTCGTGCTTCGCGGAAGAAGCGCTGGTGAAGCGAATCGATCATTCGCCCGATCTCGGGCGGCATGACCTCGCAGCGCAGGCCGAGGGACGGCGTGAGCGGTGCCTCAAGATCGAACGCGGGGCCGACATAGGCGCCGGCGGGCTCGGTGAGGGTCATGCACGACGTTCCGGTGCGGGCCGGCAAGTGCCGGCGCGGCGCCGGCGCCGTCCCGTCCTTGCCCACCAGGCGATAGCTGAAATTCCCGCGACTGCCGATGCGCTCCACAGCACCCCGCACGAAGTGCTGCTGGATCATCTGGTTCGCGGCGGCGCGGTTCGGATTGCCCGCTTCCAGCAGCAGGCGGATCACCTCGCCTTTCGGCGTCCAGTCGCGACCATGCATGACGTGGGCCAGGAGGCTACGCATCGCCGAACCCTGCAATCTGCACGATGTCGACACGCGGGGTCTTCGCAAGGTGGACTTCGGAGTGCAGCTTCACTACGACCCGAGGAGCCCGGTCCTTTTCGACCTGGTTGGCCGCATCGACGGCCGCTGCCTCGCCGGAGGCATGGACCCGGAGACCGGCCGTCGCCCAGGCGGGAATCACCACGTAGCGCTCAGCCATGACGCACCTCCTGCGCCACCGGCACGTCTTCCCACCACTCCAGCTGGCAGCCCTGGAAGCTCGCGCCCAGCACGAGCGTGCGGCGCCCACCGTCCGGGTGCGGTTTCCCCCGGGTCTTGACGGCGCCGCGCACGAAGGTCGGCGGCTTGTCGATGATCAGCACCGGGCGGCGGCCGTTGGCATAGGCGCCGATGACGCGCGTGCCGGCGTCGGCGAGCAGTCCGGCGGCGTGCGACGCCACCTGCAGCGCGTCGGAGACGGTGCGATCGGTCGGGGAATCATTCATGGTTCTTGTCCTCGTCGTGGTTGGGCTTAAGCAGCCCGAGTTGCCCATACAGATCAGGCATCGCGACACGCTTCATCGCCGCCGCCTGACGCATGGAAGTGACAGCGCGCTGCACGAGGAACGTGCACGCGCTTTCAAGCTCTTCGGCCGTGGCGGCCAGGTGGTAGCCCTGCGCTGGATGCGCGCAGATCGGATGCCCGTCCTCGCGCAGCTTCTGGATGATCGAGCGCAGCATGCGTTCGCCCGCGGCGTCGTATCGGTGGGTGATCGCGTGAACCAGCTCGCGCGCAGTGATGCCGTTGGCGGCGCCGCGGCGGCCCTGCAGCTCGCAGAGCACCGTGACCGGCGACAGCTCCATCGGCAGCAGGGCGAACTGCATCAGTCGGCGACCTCCTCGCGTTCGGGCTTGACGAACACGTCGTGGAAGGCGCGCTCAAGGTTGGCGTTGAATGCGGCCATCGCCTGGAGCTGGTCCTCGTTGGAGATCAGCACCGGCGGCGCGCAGCCGCCCGGGTCGACGGCGCGCGCTGCGGCGATCGCGCTGTGCTCTTCGCGGTTGCGCTTGAGCGCTTGGCAGCGGGCTTCGGTGGGCACGGCCATCACGCGTCGTCCTCCTGCAGCTCGGTGATCAGCGCGCTGGCCTGCTCGCGCGAGATCATCGCCAGGCGCATGTCCAGGCTGTCACCGTTGCGCCAGGGCACGCCGGCGGCGGCGAACGGGATCTTGTGGCCGAAGGTGACCACGTCCAGCGGCAGCTCCTGGGCGCGCAGGAGGCGCTGGATCGTGGCGCGCTGGGCGGGCGTGCTAGTTGCCATCGGACACCTCCCGCAGCCGCATCAGCCGCTCCAGCTCAGCAAGGCCCAAGGCGACGCCGCGCACGACGGTGTCGATGCGGAGGTCGAGATCGGTAGCGGGGTCGTCATGATCGCGGCTGATGCCCTCCCAGGCACCGCGGCCGATGACCTGACTCAGCGGCACCACTTCCATCACACCGTCTTCGCACGTGACCACGTCGGGGTTCATCCACGACGGCAGTAGGTAGAGCGCAGCGGCTGCCGCCAGGTCCTCGCCGCCGTGCTGGTCGTCGTGCTCGTACGTCCAGCCCTTCTCGTTGATCTGGCGCTGGCGCTCATCGGCGACCAGATTGAGCGCGGTCTTCGCGATGCATTCGGAAAGGTGGGTGGGCAGCGTCATGTCAGACCCCCCGCATCACGTCGACGGTGACCCGCGGCGGGCCGAGCTCGGCCGCAAGGTTCATCGCGCGCGCCAGCAGGTTGTGCACCGCCAGCGGGTACAGCTGGCCCATGCCCTTCTGCTTCGTGGGGGCCAGGCGATCGCGCAGGGCGTCGACGGCGTCGCGTTCCAGCACCCGCGCCACCGGCACCCCGGCGCGCTCGAAGCGGTGCTTGAGGTAGCCGTCCAGGTTCTGGCCCAGCGGCATCAGGGTCACGACCTCGCAGCGCTGCACCACCTCGCGCACCGCGGGGTTGCTCTCCGACAGCTTGAGCAGCAGCTCGGGCTGCGCCAGCAGCACGATGCCGATGAGCTTGCGCAGGCCGTCCTTGATCTCCAGGAAGCGCTTGAGGTGGTTGAGCGTGCTCGCCGGCAGCGTGTGCGCCTCTTCGATCACGATCAGGTGCCGGTATCCGGACTGCCCGCTCTCGACCAGCGTCTTCTTCACCTGGCGGAACCGTGCATCCGGGCTGCTCTTGAGCTGCTCCAGCGGCGCCACCGTCGCCATGATTGCCTCGGCAATGTGCTGCGCCTTCACCGGCTTGCCCTTGGCATCGGTCTCGGCCGACGCCAGCACCGCGGGCTCGATCACGTGCACGTCGCGCTGCTCGCGCTGCAGCCGGTCCATCAGCTCCTCGCGCAGCGTGCTCTTGCCGGCGCCGCTCTCGCCGACCACGGCGACGAAGCCGCCGTGCAGCGCGGTGCCGTACAGCACTTCGCGCACATAGCGGATGTCGTCGCTCATGAACACGTCGGCGACGTCCTGCACGTCCGCGAACGGATCGGCAGTCAGTTCGAAATGGCGCCGCGCCTGCGGCGTCAGGGTCTGCTTGCGAAAGGTCATGGGGTCTTCCTCGTCGGTGATGGCGGATTGCTGTTGCCAGGTGCTCCAGTCGGCGCCCTGGTCTTTCAGGTATGTGGTGATGCGGCCCGCGATCTCTTCGCGGTCGTAGCGGGCCGGCAGCTGGCCGTGGTTGATCAGGCCGTTGACCACCGAGCGCGGCACGCCCAGGGCGCTGGCCAGCGCGCCCTGCTTGATGCCTGCAGCGCGCAGGATCGGTTTCAGTGCGCGGGTCATCCGACCGCCCTCATCGCCGGCGCGAGCAGCGCGGCCAGGCGCCGCTCGATCTGCTCGAGCTGGTCTTCGGTCGCCCCGTCAGGCCACGCCTCGGCCAGCGCCGCGAAGTGCGCGGCGGTCCAGCCCGGCATCCGCTCGCGCAGGTGCTGCGCCAGCTCCAGGTGCGACAGCACCGGGGCGGTGTAGCGCGCCGTTGCGGCCGGCGCTGCCTGCGGCTGCAGGATCTCGGGTGCCAACACGTCGCTGGCGCGGCCGGCGCGCGGCAGCGCCGGGATGATCTGCGCCTCGTGCACGTGCTTGAGCGGATCGATGCTGCCGCCGAAGGGCAGCGCCTTCGCCTTCCGCCGCGCCTTGGCCTCGGCATCCGTCGCGGCGGCCATCGCCAGGCGGTCGATTTCGTTGCGCACCGTGTCGGCGGCGGTCGCCGGCGGCGCCTTGAACTCGGTCCCGATCTCCGCCGCCGAGTCCAGGAAGCCGAACTCGCCCACGCCCACCTCCGGCGCGAGGTAATGCATCGCGCGGCCGTCGGCGTCGAGGCGCAGCACGCGCACGGTGCCGTTGTCGGCGTCGATCGCGTTGCGCACTACCTCCACGCGCTCGCCGTTGTTCACGCCGCCCGGGATGTCGCGCAGGTCGTACATCCGCCCGCGGAACCGGATCATCCAGTCGCGCACGGTGCAGGCCTTGGGGTCGCTGTTGGCCAGCTGGCGCAGCACCGGCACCTCGGGCGCGAACACCAGCTGGTCGGAGGTGATGCGCAGCCAGGCGTCGCGGCGGGTCAGGCCGGTGCGGCTGTGCACGCGCGTGGCGTTGAAGTGCCGCGCCCACGGCTGCACCAGGCCGTTCATCTCTTCGATGCTGCACACAGGCGCGCGCATCTTGAGCCCGCTTTCAAAACCGGTCTCGATCAGGTAGTGCGCTTGTTCCACCTGGCCCTTGGCGCGCGCGTTGCCAGGCTCGTTGACGATCAGCTCGATGCCCAGGGCGGAGCACAGGTTGCGAGTGGCCTTGGCCGTCACCGCGCTGCCCGGGTCGCTCATCAGGTAGCGCGGCACGCCGTGCATCGTGCCGTCGCTGCGCTCGGTCATGGTGTGGATCAGCGCGGCCAGGAAGTTGGCCGACGATTCCGCGCCCTGGACGTAGAACACTTCCAGGCCACCGCTGGCATGGTCGGTCACCGCGTAGCGCCAGATGCGCTGCTGCTCGATGGCCGCGAAGTTCTTCGGCTTGCCGCGGTAGTACGTGCGGCGATCCATGATCCGCGTGCCGTCGTCGGACAGGTAGTACTGCCGGCTCACCGAGGCGTCGATCTGCCAGCACCAGTTCGGGTGCGGGCTGGACAGGCGCGCGGCGGGCGTGGCCACCGCCAACTGCTCGGGGTGCGCGCTGTGCAGCCGCAGCTGCCGGCGCACCTGCGACGCCGACAGCGGCAGGAACTCGCCGGTGTCGGTGTCCACGCGGCCGGCGGCGATGACGCCGTTGGCGCGCAGTACTTCCACGGCATCTTCAAGCGTGGCCGCGCCGGTGCCGGTCTCCCGGCGGGTGGCCTCGATATAGGCGGAGATGGCCATCGCCTCGTGGCGCTGCAGTGCCGAGGCCCCGGCGTCCACGCGGCGCTTGCGCTGCGTGAGGTGTCCAGTGACGGAATTGAGCCTGCGGTAGGCGGTCTGCACCGACACGCCCAGCTGGTCGGCCAGCCGCTCCGCGATGCGTCGCTTTCCCCCGTGCGGTGCCGTGAGCAGCTCCACGGCGGCCGCCTGAATGATTCCCTCCCCGTCGGCCATTGTTACGCTCCCCCGTCAGCCACTGCAGGGATAGCGAAGCCGTACTCGTACTCGTCGCGCACCACGCGGATCGCGGTCAGCAGCTCCCCGAGCACGTTGCCCATGAAGACGCTGCAGTCGATCGTGCTTTCTTCGCTGTGCGCCGCCAGCTCGATGAAGGCCTGGACCAGTCCGCCGCCCTCGTGGCCGATGTCGGCGATCACGGCGATCTTGGCCGCCAGCACCTTCTGCTCCAGGGCGGCCTGGCGCTGGTCAGGCGTTGAGCTCTTCCACAGGCGCTTGGCCTTGGACTCGGCTTCCTTGGCGCGCTCGACCGCCTCGGTGAGCTTCTGGTTGCGCTCGTCCTTGGCGGCGATGTCGGCGCGGGCTTCGCGGATGGTGGCCCGCAGCTGGCTGGCGCTCATCCGCTCGACGTCGTCGAGGGTGATGCCGGCAGCCGTGTCCCCGGCCTCCAGGGCTTCCAGCTCCTCGTCTTCGAGGAGGGTCAGCTCCAGCACCTTGGCTTGGGAGCCGGCCGCCTTCAAAACGGACATCGTGTCCGTTTTGGTGAACTTCAGGGCTACGCCCATCAGGCGGCGGGCGGCTCGTGGGTGGATCCCGCGCTGCTCGCACTGCTGCTCGAACTCGCCGTGCGGCGTCTGTTCCTTGATCAACAGGAGCCCGCGGCCCATCGCGAGGATGTCCTCGACGGAACGGCGCTGGCGGAACTCAACGGAGGTCCAGAGCGAATCGGTGTCCAGGGCGCCGACGTAACCGATGTTGCTGGCCAGCGCCTGGATCTTGGCTTCCGCCTTGGCTACCTCGACCAGTTCGCCGTGGCGCGTCTCCAAGCTGTCCGGGTCAATCTCGAGGCCGACCTTCTTGGCCGGGGGCAGCGGCTTGGCGCCGCGCGTTTCGGGTTTTGCTGCGGGCATTGCGGGATCTCCTCGTCAGGCCGGCGTGCGGCTGTAGCGGTTCTTGAACTCGGCGAGCTGCTGCTCTTCGCGCAGCACCTCTTCGCTGTGTGCGATCGCGATCTGGACGACGCGAGCGGACAGGCGCCAGTTGTCCTTGTCCTGGGGCGTGCGCTCGGTCAGCCCGTCTTCTTCCATGCGCTGCAGGTTCCGCAGCGTGGTTCCGGGCGATTCCTCGATCGCCTCGGACAGCGGCTTCAGGCGCAGGCCGTTGCGGCTGTGGCCGGCCAGCGCGAAGAGCAGCCGGGTCGGGATGGTCTGCTGGCTCATGCCTGGCGTGCCTCCCGCACTCGAGCGCGGTGCAGGTGCACCCCGAGGTCATGCAGGCGGGTCGTGGACAGGCGCACTCCGACCTGGTCGCCGCGATCTACGCGGGCGCAGAGCGCGTGCCACTCGTCGATGATCTCGACCTCCATCACCTTGGCGGCGGGGCGATACCCGCGGCGATACGGCACCCGGGTTCGCGTGGCGGTGGTGAAGGCGGCGCTCACTTCGAACCCTCGAATGGCGCGTTGTCGTCGTAGCGCATGCGGGCCATCACCTGCGCGCTCTCGCGGTCGTAGCCGCGCTGCTTGCGGTAGATCTGCTGCCACATGCCTTCAAGCTCCTCGCGGCTGGCCGCGGGGGTGAAGTCGATGGCGCGCGCGGCGGCGGGCACGAGGTCGGCAGGCTCGATGTAGTGCGGAAGGCCGGGGGCGGCGTTCGGGTTCATGGGCGGATCTCCTCGATGCGGGCAGCGACCGCACGCGCGGTCGCGATGGTTTCGGCCATTCGGTACAGGGCTGCGCAGGCGCTCCGCACACGGGGACTGCTGGTCACCTCGATGGCGCGTTGCACGGCGGCCGTGTTCAGGAGCTGCTGCGCTTCGACCACTTCACGTTCGCCAAGAACATTCCAAGCGGCCTTCGCTTCGGCCACACGCTCCGGATCGAGCCCGCGCTTCCTGGCGACCTCGTCGGCCCCGGCCGCGAAGCAGTCCCGCGCGAAACTCATGAAGGCGGGGCTTGTGATCGGATCGAACCGGTGATCGCTCACGGACGGATCTCCTCGATGTGGGCCGCCTTGATCACGCGGCTGCGCAGTTCCCTGGCCTTCGGGCCGTCCCACGACCCGATCAGGGCGCGCTGGGCATTGGAGGAATGGGTGCCGTTCTGGCGGCACCAGGTCTGGAGCGTCGTGCCCTGCAGTACGAATCCGGCGCGGACGCGGAGGTACAGGTCTTTGCTGGGTTCCGGGGTGGTCATGGGCGTGTATCCTCTGTTCCCTGTTGTTAGCTGGCTGGGCGGTATTTATTGCCGGCTTGGGATGAATCCTAATCAACAAATGTTGACTAGTCAATAGGGCGGAATGTGCGCGAATTCCAGGACCAGTTGCATCGGCTGAAGTTGGCTCTCCGACTCCAAGAGGATCGGGACGTGGCCGATGCGCTGGGCATGACCAAGGCCGCGTTCTCGGCCAGGAAGAAGCGCGGGTCGTTTCCGGTCGACAAGCTCAAGGCTCTCGCAGCCGACAGGCCGGAGCTCGGCTTGGACGTCAAGTACGTCCTCACGGGGATCCATGACGAGTTGCAGCGGCGCCTGACCGCAATCTCCACGGCCACCCGCATTGCGGAGGGCGTCTCCGGAAAGAAGGCGCGCTACGAAGTGCAAGAACAGGTTTTTCAGGCGCTGGTAGATCAACTGGACGCAGACGAGCAGCGCCTTGTGCACTGCTACCGGCGAGCGGACCCAAAGGGCAAAGCGCTGTTGATCGCGACGGCTATCACTCTAGGCGGTGACGACTAGTCGGCGCGCTTCGCGGCGCCAACCAAGAAGGGGAGATCGAAATGAGCGAGGGGAAGACGCGCATGAGAGCCGGAACTTCAATTGCCACGTGCACGGTGGCGCTGATCGCGCTGGGCGCGGCGTCCTGCGCAATTACCAGCGGACATCACACTGGCCCGAACGGCCAGCCGGTCTATTTCATCGACGGGATGAGCGCGGGCACCGCGTACAAGAAGGCGCAGAAGTTGTGCCCCGGGGGCTACAACCTGATAGGAAACCCGCGACAGTCGTCGCCGGTCGACTACGTCATGACCATCGAATGCAAGGGGCCGGCGGTGGGCGGCAGCGGTGGCGTCGGGCACACGTTGGATCCGGCGACGCGCGGCGGATGGTGGGCAGATCACGCGCCCGAGCAGGCTGACGTTCCCGACTACGCCAGCTGGGAAAAGTTCGACGCGCGGAAGTTCGCGCGCATGGAGCCGCGCCGGACGACGCGCGTGCAGATGGCCGAGATGCTGGGGCAACCCACAAATTCGATGGACCTGCCCGGCGACTTCGGTTCGGACCAGTGGATCGAGGGGTCCCAGGCGCTCGGCGTCATCTACAAGCGGGGCGTGCTCCAGGAGGTCAACCTCCTGTCCAGCATTGACCTGAGCATCGCAGAGCGGCAGCGGCTCGGCCTCTAAAACGAGGGTTGACGATGGACCGAGTGCAGCGCCTCGCCGCTTCTATGGTGAACCTGGGCGAGTCCGCATCCGAGACGCACGCAGGGTTGCACGTGCTGGAGCTCGCCGTGGCCGCGCTGATTCGTTCGCATCCGGCCCCGGAGAGGTTTGCCGAGGAGTTCCGGCGATACTGGCTGCAGTCCGGGTCGCTTCATTCAGACGACGAAGTCGATCCCGTAGCCGCCGCCCGGATTGACTCAGCGCTGTCGATTCTCGAAGAGGCGTGTCCGGTGCCACTACGCGTTCGCCCACCTCGGACTGGCGGCTAGCCACTCCAGCGGCCCTAGAACGTCGTCGGCTGCGCAATCGCCCGCACCGCCCACATGAAGCCCGTCTGCAGCTCGGTGCGGGCAATCGCGACGGCGCGCTGGTCCACGCCCTGAAGCTTGCCCAACGTCTCGATCAGGTCGCCGACCATCGCGGCCTGCGTCTTGATGGCGTTCATCGCATCGATCTCCCACTGCGCGAGCTCGCGGTAGCCGCTGATCTTGCGGTGCTGGTTTTCCATGACGTCGCCTTTGCCTGATGGGTGGAGGCGGCAGCGCGCCGCGCCCGTGCACTGTCTCGCGCGCGCGCGGAAGAGTCTTTTGAACGAGGTCCAATGACCCTCCGCCGGGGGATTCCCACACTGCAGCTGTCGATTTGATGCACGTGCGTGTGCATCGGCCGGCGGCAGGAGTCCTCGTCCTCTCACTGTCGCCGGCCACCTTTTATCCAGGAGCTGGCATGGCCACCGTCGAACCACCCGGAAGCGGCAAAACCGGGCCCATCGTGGGCGGCGTGGCCTTTGGTTCCGCGATGCTGCTGGCCTTCCTGATGCTGTGGGAGTCGAGCAGCAAGCCCATCCTGATCGTGTACCCCGACCGGCTGGCTGGCGGGTTGCCGACCGTCTGCGACGGCCTGACCCGGCATGTCACCACCACGCCGATCGTCGTCGGCGAACGCTGGACGCTGGAGAAATGTGAGCGCGAGACCGCCGCCGCAGTGGTGCGCGTGCAGGTGCGCTTGATCCGGTGCTTCAAGGACACGCCGCCGCAGTCGGTGTTCGACGCCGCAAGCTCGCACGCCTGGAACCTGGGCGCGGGCGCCACCTGCGGCAGCGCCGCGATGAAGGCCTGGAACCGGGGCGACTATCCACTGGGTTGCCGGCGGCTCTACGTGTCCGACGGCGGCCGCATGGTCTGGAGCTACGTCAAGACGGGCAAGCGCCTGGCCAATGGCCAGCCGGAATACCGCTTCGTGCGCGGGCTGCAGAACCGCCGCCGCGCCGAGGACAAGCTCTGCATGAGGGACGTGGCATGACGCGCATCCTCGCCGCCGTCGCGCTGCTGCTGTTGCTCGCCCTGGGCTGGTCCATGTGGCGGATGGAAGCGCACAAGGGCACCGCCACCGCGGCCACCGACCGTGCCGAGACCGCCGAAGGCGAAGCCAAGCAGCTGCGCGACACCCTGGCCGACGAGCGCGAAGAAGCCCAGGGAATGACCAGGATCGGAGACGACCATGAAGATGACCGCGCCGCTGCGCAAGACCTGCCTGCTGCTGTTGTCGCTGGCATTGACGACGGCACTCTCAAGCTGCGCCGGCAATGGGCAGCGTGTGAGACCAATCGTCTGTCCGAGTCCGCCGCTGGCGCCTTCGAACGTGATGCGCTCGCCCAACTACGAAAGCAGGATCAGGGCGATCTTGTTCGAGTCGGGCGCGACGCCGACGACCAGCTCCGGGCATGCCAGGCCGTGATCCGCAGGTACGAGTCCGCATTTCTCACCACCCGCGACGGGGCCGCACGATGATCCTTCAGGTTGAACCCGTACATCTCTTCTGGTTCGCGATCATCGGACTCTCGCTCCTGGGCGCGGCCGCGGCGGTCGGCCGCTGGCTGATCTCGCAGGCGCAGCAGAAGACCGACGCGCAGGTGACCAGGCTTCTGGATGACAGCCGGCAGTGGGAGCGGGTGGAGATGTCGCTCATGGAGCTGCGAATCGAGCTCCCGGAGCGCTACGTGCGGCGCGAGGACTACATCCGCGGCCAGACGGTGGTCGAAAGCAAGATCGACCGTGTGTTCGAGCGGCTGGAGAACCTGCGCCTACAGGGAGCACTCAACGGGGGGGAATTGGAATGATCGACATGGAAAAGGTGCGGCGCGAATCGATGCGTTGGATCCTGCTCAACGCGCTGAACCACGCACGGCCCGCGGGAACGTATGAAAGCGTGCTGCTGCCCACCCTGCAGACCATGTATCCCGATGCGACGGCGCTGGAGATCCGCCGCCATCTGGATTACTTGAGCGACCGGGCGCTGGTGAAGGTGCACAAGGAGCCGCATGGCCCCTGGCGGGCGCTGCTGACCCGCCACGGCATCGACATCGTCGAGTACACCATCGACTGCGAGCCGGGCATCGCCCGGCCCGAGAAGTACTGGTAGGCCGCGGCGTGCCTGCCCCGAGCAAGATCGACATGATGGATGAAGCCACCCGCGCCGAGCTCGACCGCCGCATCGTTGCCAACGGCTTCGGCGGCTACGTCGCGCTGTCCGAATGGCTTGTCGAACAGGGTTACGAGATCGGCAAGAGCACCGTCGGCGAGCGCGGCCGCCGGCTCAAGCAGAAGATGGGGCAGATCCGGGCCAGCACGGAGGCGGCGAAGATGATCGCCGCCGCTGCGCCCGACGACGCCGACGAGCGCAGCAACGCCATCATCAGCCTGGTGCAGACCGAGATCTTCGAAAGCCTGCTGCAGCTCGAAGCCGCGACCGACGAAGAGGACCCCGCCAAGCGCGTGGAGATCCTGGGCAAGGCGGCCAAGAACATCGCCACCCTGACCCGGGCCAGCGTGACCCGGAACAAGTGGGCGATGGACGTGCGCGCGCGGGTGGACGCCGCCACCGCCGCGGTCGACAAGATCCAGAAGAGCGGCGGGCTGTCGGCTGCCGGCGCGCGCGAGCTACGGGAGAAGATCCTGGGCATCAACAGGGCCACGGTGTGAATGACCAGGCGCGCACCCTTGTTCCCGACACCGCCGGCGCCGAAGTGCCGGCGGCGCTGCTGCCGTACCAGCAGCGCTGGATCGCCGACCCGGCCAACCTGAAGGTCTGCGAGAAGGGCCGCCGCACCGGCCTGACCTGGGCCGAAGCCGCCGATGACGTTCTGATCGCCGCGAGCTCCAAGGAGGCCGGGGGCCAGAACGTCTATTACCTGGGCACCGACAAGGAAATGACCGAGGAGTTCATCGGTGCCTGCGCCATGTGGAGCAAGGCCTTCAACCATGCCGCGGGCGCGATCGAGGACGGCTTCTGGGACGAGGACGAAGACGACAAGCACATCAAGACCTACACCATCCGGTTTCCGGCCAGCGGCCACAAGATCACGGCGCTGGCCAGCCGGCCACGGAAGCTGCGCGGCCGCCAGGGCGTGCTGGTGGGCGACGAGGCCGCGTTCGTCGATGACCTGCCCGAGCTGCTGAAGGCGGCGATGGCGTTCCTGATCTGGGGCGGCAAGGTGCGGATCATCTCGACCCACGACGGGGCCGAAAACGAGTTCAACGGCCTGGTGCAGGAGATCCGCGCGGGCAAGCGCCGTGGCTCGGTCCACAAGGTGACCTTCCGCGGTGCGGTGGAGGAAGGGCTGTTCGAGCGCATCTGCCTTCGCCTGGGCAAGCCGTACTCGGAGGAGGCCGAGGCGGAGTTCGTCGAGGAGATCTATGGCACCTACGGCGAGGACGCCGAAGAGGAACTGGATTGCGTGCCGCGCAACAGCGCGGGCGCCTATCTGTCGCGCCAGCTGGTCGAATCGCGGATGAGCGACGAAACGCCGATCCTGCGCATCGAACGTCCGGAGGGCTGGGAGCTGCTGCCGGAGCGGATGCGCAGGGCCGACGTCCAGGACTGGCTGGAACAGGAGATCGAGCCGCTGCTGGAGGCGCTGCAGGCGCGTCGACGCGAGATCCGCGGCAGCCTCTTCGGCTACGACTTCGCGCGCTATGTGGACCTGTCGATCCTGGCACCCCAGATCGAATCGATGGATCTCAACCGCCGGGTGCCGTTCGCGATCGAGATGCGCCGCATCCCCTACGACCAGCAGCGCCAGATCCTCTTCTACGTGGCCGACCGGCTGCCCAAGCTGCGCGCAGGCGCGATGGACGCCGTCGGCAACGGCTCCTGGCTCGCGGAGGTGACCCAGCAGCGCTACGGCGAGCGGATCCACCGCGTGGCCATCACCGAGGGCTTCTACGGCGAGAACTTCCCCAAGCTCAAGGCCGACCTGCAGGACGGCACGCTGGATGGCCTGCCCAGGCATGGCGACTGGCTCGATGACCTGCGGGCGGTCGAGAACATCAAGGGCGTGCCGCGGATCCCGGCCAAGCGCACCACCGGACGCGATGGCGGCAAGCGCCACGGCGACGCTGCGGTTGCCCTGGTGCTGGGCACCAGCGTGGCCACGGTCGAATACGTGCCCATCGAGTTCGAGTCCACCGGCCCGCGCTTCGCGGCCACGGACGCGATCGGCCGCGGTTACGGCGATACCGGCTTCGGCACCGTGCCGGGCGGCAATGACTTCGGAGGCTTCGCATGAACGATACCGCCCGCCCGCAGCTGGACCGCGAGATCGCGACCACCGCCGATGGCATCGACATCACCCGCGGCTACACCGGGCCGCTGCTCACGCCCTACGACAGCATCCTGCGCAGCCGCGGCGGCAACGACCTGCGGATCTACGAAGAGGTCTACTCCGACCCCGAGGTTAAGAGCACCTTTGGCCAGCGCCAGGCGGCGGTGACGCAGTGCGAGTGGCAGGTCGACGCCGGCGGCGATCGCCCGATCGACCAGGAGGCCGCGGAGTTCCTGCGCCAGCAGCTGCAGCGCATCGGCTGGGACAACGTCACCTCCAAGATGCTCAACGGCATCTTCTACGGATACGCGGTCGCCGAGCTGATCTACAAGGTCGACGGCGCACGCCTGGTGATCGACCAGGTGAAGGTGCGCAACCGCCGCCGCTTCCGGTTCGCAAAGGACGCCGGCCTGCGGCTGCTGACGATGGACCAGATGTTCGAAGGCATCCCGGCCGAGGCGCCGTATTTCTGGCACTTCTGCACCGGCGCCGACCACGACGACGAGCCCTATGGCCTGGGCCTGGCGCACTGGCTGTACTGGCCTGTGCTGTTCAAGCGCAACGGGCTCAAGTTCTGGCTGATCTTCCTGGAGAAGTTCGGCATGCCCACGGCCGTGGGCAAATACGACACCACCGCCACCGCTCCCGAGCGCTCGCGGCTGCTGCAGGCCGCGCGGGCGCTGCAGACCGACAGCGGCATCATCATGCCCAAGGAGATGGAGCTCGAGCTGATCGAGGCCGGGCGCAACGGCACGGCCGACTACCAGGCGCTGCACGATGCGATGAACGCGACCATCCAGAAGGTGATCCTTGGGCAGACGGCCAGCACCCAGGGCACCGCCGGCCGCCTGGGCAACGATGACCTGCAGGCGGACGTGCGCGACGACATCATCAAGGCCGACGCGGACTTGATCTGCGAGTCATTCAACCTCGGCCCCGTGCGCTGGCTGATGGAATGGAATTTCCCCGGCGCCGCCCTGCCGCGCGTATTCCGCGTGACCGAAGAGCCCGAGGACCTGTCCGCGCGCGCCGAGCGCGACAAGAAGATCCTCGACCTCGGCTACAAGCCAAGCCTGGCCTACGTGCACGAGGTCTACGGCACCGAGTGGGAGCCCAAGGACCCGGCGCCGGTGGATCCGCGCGAGCCGACCGCGATCGATGGCGCCGAGTTCGCCCAGCCCGCGCGCGCCGTGCTCGAGCTGCTGCAGCGCGGCCACCCGCGGGCGCGTGGCGCGGCCTTTGCCGAGGCGGCTGCGGCGCCCGACGTCCCGGCGCGCATGGCGCCGCGGCTGGAGCGCGACATCAAGCCGACCGGCGACGCCTGGCTTGTGCAGGTCCGCGAGCTCGTGGAGAGTTCAGGGTCCCTGCAGGAGCTCAGCGACGCACTGATGGCATTGCAGCCGGACATGGACCTTGACGCCTACTCCGCGGCGATGGCCGACGCCCTGACTGCGGCGACGCTTGCCGGCCGCTACGACGTGCTCCAGGAAGCCGGCGGGGCCTGACCGATGGCCGTCGCCTACGGCTCGCTGCCGTTTTCCCAGCAGATCGCCTTCTTCCGGTCCAAGCGCAACGTCCTGACCGAGAGCTACCTGGACGTGTGGGGCGCCGAGCACGACCGCGCCTTCATGGTCGCCGGCGCCAACCGCGACGACCTGCTCGCCGACCTGCGGGAAGCGGTACGCAAGACGATCGAGGACGGGGCCACGCTGGCCGACTTCCGCCGCGATTTCGATCGCATCGTGGCCACGCACGGATGGGATTACACCGGCGGGCGCAACTGGCGCACGCGCGTGATCTACGAGACCAACCTGCGGCAGTCCTACAACGCCGGCCGCTGGCAGCAGCTGCAGCGGCTCAAGCAGGTGCGGCCGTACTGGCGCTACCGGCACAACGACGCGGTCGAACACCCGCGTCCCATCCATGAAAGGTGGGACGGCCAGGTGTGGCACGCCGATGATCCGATCTGGCACACGCACTTTCCGTCGAACGGCTGGGGCTGCCAGTGCTACGTGGAGGCGCTCAACGCGCGCGACCTGCAGCGCCTGGGCAAGACCGGCCCGGACACGCCGCCGCCGCTCAACATGCAGGCGGTCACTGTGGGCCAGCGCAGCCCCGGCGGCCCGCGCGTGGTGATGACGCCCGAAGGCATCGACCCCGGCTTCGGCTACGCGCCCGGCCGCAGTCTCGACGCCGGTCCCGACGGCGGCGGCTGGTCGCCGCCCCGGGGTGTGCCGCCGGTGCCCACGCCGCCATCGCTGCGCGGCCCGCTCGAGCGCACCGCGCAGATGGCCCTGGGCAAGACCGAGCGCCTGCCGGCGCTGGCAGCCGCCCGCAGCACGGCGGCCATGCTGGCGCTACAGCGCGCCGTGCAGGCGATCCAGGCGGGCTATGCCGAGTGGTCCGCCGCGGCGCGCGCCGCGCGTGGCATCGGCGAGGGCCGCTACCTGGTGGGCGCCCTGGAGCCGGCGCTGGTCCAGCGGATGGCCACCGCAGGCGCTACGCCGTCGACGGCGGCGATCGCAGTCAGCGCGTCCCGGGTTCCGGCCGCAGCCGCGGGGCTGCCCGAGCTGACCACCGTGCTGCGCGCGCCGCGCGCGGTGCTGCTCGATGTTGGCGCCCGCACGCTGCACTACGTTGCCGACCTGCCGCGCGGCAAGCGTGGCCAAGTGGCGATAGCAACGCTGCAGTACCAGGTGGGTGCGCAGGCCGTCGGCAGCGCCAGCACCGTCCAGGCCTTGCAGGTGGGCGAGCTGGCGGCGCTGCGCGCGGATGTCGCCGCCGGCCGCAAGGTCGTGGTCCAGGGCACGCTCAACTAGGAGGCTGTGATGGCAGGTGCACGGATCGAGATCACCGTTGACAGCGTCGGCCCGGCGCTGGCCCGCGCGGCCGAGCAGCTGGGCGGCGACGGCCTGCGGCTGATGCTCGAGGACATTGGCGAGTACCTGCTGCGGTCCACGCGGGAACGCAGCCTGCGCGAGGTCGCGCCCGACGGCACGCCCTGGCCTGCGTTGCAGCCGGCCTATCAGCGGCGGAAGGAGAAGCGGAAGCCGGGCAAGGCGATGCTCCACTTCGACGAACACATGCTCGGCGACCAGCTGTCCTGGCAGGTGTTGGGCGAAACGCTGTACGTCGGCACGAATGCGGTCTATGGGGCGGTGCATCACTTCGGTCTGCGCCCGTGGCTGGGACTGTCGGATGATGACCACGAGAAGGTGGAAGAAATTTCCTTCGCCCGCATCGCAGGCATGTTCGGCGACTAGCCCGCCAGACGCGCTGTACGGCGTTCTGGGCCGCTGGCACGTCGGTGGGCATGGAAAGGTGTCAGACACCGCATAGCGTGCGGATTCGGTGCCATTGCGGCCCGGGGCGCGCGGGTCTGACGCAGGCGGCGGCAATTTCACGGCGGCGCTGTTCCGCTCGATGACAAATTGCATGTGATGCCGCTTCCGTCGCCTGCCTTCGCGCGCGCGAGCGGAAGGGGTTTTGAACGCGGTCCAATGACCACGGGTTGCAGGGTGCCGACGATGGCCCCGTGAACAAGCCCAGCCCCAAACCACTCGTCATCTTCAAGGCCGGCACGCACGTCGACAACGACGGCCGCGAGCACACCTTCTCCGAAGCCGACATCGCCGAGATCGCGGCCAGCTACGAGCCGGACCTGGCCGAGGCGCCGCTGGTGGTCGGCCATCCCGAACTCAACGCCCCGGCCTATGGCTGGGCGCGCTCGCTGAGCGTCAAGGACGGCGTGCTGTTCGCCGAGCCGCACCAGGTGGAGCCGCAGTTCGCCGGCCTGGTCAACGCCGGGCGCATGAAGAAAATCAGCGCGGCGATCTACCTGCCGACCACGCCGGGCAATCCGAAGCCCGGCAAGCACTACCTCAAGCACATCGGCTTCCTGGGCGCGGCCGCGCCGGCGGTGAAGGGCCTGCGCTCGGCTGCGTTCAGCGCCGATGACGGCGCGCTGGAGTTCTCGATGCCGCTGCGCAGCCTCGGCCACAGCCTGGCCAACCTGTTCCAGCGCCTGCGCGACCACCTGGTCGAGCGCGAGGGCGCCGAGGCCGCCGACCGGATCATCCCGCAGTGGCAGATCCGCGACTTCGACCAGCTGCTCACCGATTCGCCCGCCGAGACCGACGTCGCGGCCATCCCGACCTACGCCGAAGCGCCCGCGGGCGCCGCCACCCTGGAGACCGACATGTCCGAGTCCAACACCGCTGCACAGTTCGCCGAGCGCGAGACCGCCCTCACCGGCCGCGAGGCCGGCCTGGCCGAACGCGAGCAGCGCCTGGCCGACCGCGAAACGCAGGCCCGCCGCGACGACGCGGCCGAGTTCGCCGAAGGCCTGGTCCAGGCTGGCCAGCTGCTGCCGCGCCAGAAGGCGCCGGTGGTCGAGCTGCTGCTGGCACTGCCGGCCGACACCGCCCTGACCTTCGCCGAGGGCGATGGCCAGGTGAAGAAGCCCGCCACCGAAGTGCTGCGCACCTTCCTGGGCGACCTGCCCAAGCAGGTGGACTTCCGCGAGAAGGGTGCCGCCGCGGTGGCGGCCGACGTTGGCGTGGCCAACTTCGCCGCGCCCACCGGCGTGTCGGTCGATGCGGGGCGCGCCGAGCTCTACGGCAAGGCCAAGGCCTACATGCGCGAGCACCCCAACACCGCCTTCCACGACGCCGTCGCTGCTGTCGGCGGCTGAGCCCAATGCGGGTCGCCCTCGGCGGCTTCCGCGTAATCCGATTTCCCCAGGAGCAAACCCATGTCGCAGCAGAACATCAGCGTCCTCGCCCTGACGGTGCTGGCCACCGCAGCCCTCACCGCGCAGCGCTTCGTCACGGGCGTGGGTGCGGTGCCCGCGGCCGGAGCCAACGCCCTGGGCGTGTCCCAGACCGACGCCGCCATCGGCGAGCGCCTGGCCGTGGACGTGCTTGGCACCGCGACCGTCACTGCCGGCGCCGCGATCGCCGCGGGCGCCGCGATCGCAGTCGGCACCGCCGGCAAGGCGATCACCGCTGTCGGCGAGGTCGCCACCGTCGCCCGCGCCGCCCCCGGTGCCAGCGCCGCCGCGGATGGTGACGTCCTCGAAGTGATCCTCATCCCGAACTGACCGGCCGCCGGTCGGCGCATCGCTCCACACAACCTCGATTCGGCCAAGCGGCCAGGAGAACAAGCAATGGCACCTCAGATGACTCCCGCGCAGACCCGCGTGGTCGACCCGATCCTCTCCGAGCACGCGCGTGGCTATCGCCAGGCGCAGCTGGTCGCTCCGGCCCTGTTCCCGTTCGCCGACGTGTCCGCCTACGGCGGCAAGGTGATCGAGTTCGACAAGTCGTCCTTCAAGATCTACAACTCCAAGCGCGCCCCGGGCGCGGCCACCAAGCGCATCCACTTCGGCTACGAGGGCAAGCCCTACGCCATCGTGCCCAGCGCGCTGGAAGCACCGGTGCCACGCGAGCGCATGCGTGATGCCAGCCAGGTGCCGGGCATCAACCTCGCCTCGCGCGCGGTCAACACGGTGCTGCGTTCGCTGCACCTGGAGCACGAGGTGGACTCGGCCGCGATCGCGACCAATGCCGCCAACTACGACAACGACCACAAGGTCGCGCTTGCCGGCACCGACGTCTGGTCCGACCCGAGCTCGGACCCGGCCGGTGACGTCGAGCTGGGCCGCGAGGCGGTCCGCGACAGCATCGGCCTGTATCCGAACACGCTGATGCTCTCGGCCAAGGCGTTCACCAATTGCCGCCGCCACGTGAAGCTGATCGACCGCTCGGCCAACACCGGCATCCGCAAGGTCACGCTCAACCTGCTGAAGGAAATCTTCGAGGTCGAGAACATCGTGATCGGTGGCGGCGTGGTCGCCGGCGATGACGACACCTTCGGCGATGTCTGGGGCACCGCGGCCGTCCTGGCGTACGTGAGCCAGGGCAGCGATGCCGACATGAACGTCGAGGAGCCCAGCTACGGCTACACCTACCGGATCGAGGGCATGCCCCTGGTCGAGGTGCCGTACTGGGATGCGAACTCGAAGAGCTGGATCTACGGCGTCAGCAATGACTGCACGCCGGTCCTGGCTGGCATGCCCGCTGGTTACCTGATCGGCGGCGCCGGACTCTGACACCTGCGGGGGGCCGCGGAACCGGACGCTGTGCCGGGAAGGGAACGACGCCGTATCCAGTCGTGACTGCCGTGAGAGCGCGGCAACTCTTTCCCGGAGATCGACATGACCGACGCCAACGCAACCGCGCTCTACCCCGTGCTGACCACGATCAAGTTCGGAGGCCGCTACATCAAACCGCCGGGCTCGGTCGAGGCGACGGCGACCGAGGCCGCGGTGTTGATCGGCGACGGCTATGTCGGTCCCGAAGCCAGCGAGCTGCAGTTGCCCGAAGGCGACGACCAGGGCAATCAGAATTCGAAGGCCGGCGAGACCGGCCGCCCCGTGACCAACGCCGGAGTAGTCGGCGAAGGTCTGCAGCAGGTTGTCGGCGGCGGGGAGAGCCCCGCCGTCGGCGCCGGCACCGAGGTCACCCTGCGGGTCGAGGGCGCCGACTCAGCCGGCGACACGCAGGCAGTGGTGAAGGCTGTCGCGAAGACGGCGCCGCCGAAGAAGGCTGCGACGAAGAAGGCCGCGAAGCGGACCGCCAAGAAGGCGGCGAAGTAGCCCGCCATGTACTGCACGCCCGTCCACCTCGCCGACGCCAAGCTCACCCGCGAGCTCGCCCAGGTCGCCACGCCCGAACATTCGCGCGTGCTGTCCGACGCACTCATGGAAGCGACGCTGCGTGGCGAAGACCGCACCGCCTTCGATCCGGCCGAGGTCGCCATCGCCGATGACGCCCTGGTGCACATCGTCCAGGCGATCGCCGACGCCGGCAGCGTGATCGATGGCTACCTGCGCGGCCGCAAGCCGGTGCCCTACCGCGTGCCGCTGGATCCGGTGCCGACCATCGTCACCGTGTGGGCGCGCTGGATCGCGCGCTACCTGCTGCACAAGGACCGCACCAACACCAGCGAGCGCGATGACCCGGTGGTGCGCGACTACCGCGAGGCGCTGCGCTTCCTGCAGCTGGTGGCCGACGGCAAGTTCAGCCTGGGCGCCGACGACCCGCTGCCGCCGGCCGGGGCCGGCATGCCGGAGTTCTGCGCGTCCGAGCGCCAGTTCACGATGCACAAGCTGCGGGATTACGGCACGTGAACCTGCAGCCCTACAACACCCGGCTCATCCAGGAGCAGCTGCGCGCCGAAGTGCCGAAGCTGCGCCTGGTGGGCGGCCGTGCCGACTACGCCGCCGCGCGCAGCCTGAAGGATTACCAGGCGCCCTGCGCCTACGTGGTGCTGGCGCGCGAGAAGGGAGCCAAGCCGCCGGCGCCGGCGGGCCTGCCCAAGCCCGGCGCCCGGCTGCCGGTGCGCCAGGTGGTGTCGGTCACCTTCGGCGTGGTGGTGGTGGTGCGCAACTACCGCGAGCAGCACGGCGACCAGCTCAGCGACGAGCTGCTCGAGATCCTCGGCGCCGTCCGCGGCGCGCTGTGCGGCTTCGTGCCGGACGTGCTGGGCACCGCGCCCTGCCAGTGGATCCAGGGCGACATCCAGGACTACAGCGATTCCACCGCGCTGTGGGTCGACGTGTACCAAACCCAACACCTCATCGGGAGCGAGCAATGAGCCAGACCACTGAGACCATCCGCGTGCGGATGCTCGTCGACAACCACGAGCACGCCGGCAAGCGCCTGGCGAAGGACGCCATCGTCAAGGTGGCGCCGCACGTCGCCCAGCAGATGGTCGCCTTCAAAGCGGCCGAGCTCGTCACCAGCGGCGCCAAGACCGCCGCCTCCGCCAAGAAGGACTGACCGCCATGCCGAACCTCGAGTACTACTACTACGGCCAGGGCGAAGTCATGATCGCCCGCATCCTGCCGGGCCAGCCGCTGAAGTGGCGCAAGGCCTGGGACGTCTCGGCGCTGACGCTGGCCTGCGCGGTCGAGTCCTTCACCCATCGCGAGAGCATGTCGGGCTCCAAGTCGGAGGTCCGCAAGATGGTCACCGCGCGCACCGGCACGGCGAACATGACCATGCACAACATCAACCCGGCCAACGTCGCGCTCGCGCTGTACGGCGAGGAAGACACGGTCGTGGGCGGCACCATCACCGAAGAGGTCCTGCCCGAGGTCGAGGCCGGCGACACCATCTTCCTGGCCAACACCGGCGTCAGCGACCTGGTGATCATCGACAGCACGGACCCGACGCCGGCGACCATCGCGGCCGAGCACTATGCGCTGGAGCGGGACTACGGGCAGCTGGACTTCCCGACGCTGCCGTCTGCACCGGCGCCCACGCTGCCGCTGAAGGCGGCGTACAAGCATGCCGGCCTGGTGCAAGTGGGCGTGCTGGCCAGCGCGCAGCCCGAAGTGGCGATCCGCTACAAGGGCATCAACCTGGCCGAGGGCAATGCGCCGGTGATGGTGGACCTGTACCGCCTGGCCACCGACCCGCTGTCGGAGCTCGCCCTCATCAACAACGAGCAGGCCCTGGCCGGCATGCCGTTGGCTGGCACCCTGCTGGCCGACCCGACCAAGCCGGCCACCGGCCCGCTGGGCCGCCTGGGCCGCGTGGCATGGCTCACCCCGGCCGCTGCGGACACGCCCTGATGGCACGAAAGGCCACCGGCCAGGCGAAGGCAGCGGCGGCGGCGAGGGCCGCCGCCGCTGCAAAGGATCCCGCAGCCCCCGCGCCGGACACCGACCTGCAGATCATGGATCCCGACAGCCAGGTGATCATCGATGGCCAGGTCATCACCGTGCGCGAGTACCGCTTCTTCGAGGGCGCGCGGGTGCGGCTGATGGCCAAGCCGTTCTTCGATGCGCTCTACGCACTGTTCAGCGACGCCGGCGCCGCGCCATCGTTCGACGAGATCGTCGAGCTGATCGGCCAGCACGAAGACGACGTCGCCGCGATGGTGGCTGCGGCCACCGGCCTGCCGCCCGCGCGCGTCAAGGCCCTGGACGATGCCGACGGCGAGGCGCTGCTGCTGACCTGGTGGATGGTCAACGCCGGTTTTTTTACCCGCCGCGTGCTGCGCCGCGCCGCGCACGCACGCCTGCAGGCGGCAAGCCAGCCCGATGGGCCCGCGTCGTCGACGACCTCGTCGCCGCCGGGTACCTGACCCGGGCCGCGGACGTGGCCCAGCTGACACGGCGCCAGGTCGACCTGTTCCACCGCCAGGCGCAGCTGCGCCTGGCCCGCACCCGGGCACACGCCCTGGGCGATCTGAGCGCCGCGATCGGCCAGGCCTTTGGCGGCAGCGAATGCAAGCGCCTGGTCAATGAGTTGTTGCAGGAGGACTGAAGGACGTGACGGACCGAACTCTCGAACTCGCGCTGCGCATCCGCGCCGACATTGATCAGGCGATCAAGCAGCTGGGCGCGGCCGAGAAGAAGGTCGAGGACGTCGGCAACGCGACCGCGAAGGCCGACGCCAAGATGCGCAAGGCCGACATGGGCGGCACCGCGGAGCGCCAGGCCAAGCAGTTGGAGAAGGCCGCACGCAGCATCGGCAACGCCGCCGGCGAACTCGCCCGCGGCAACGTCACCGGGGCGACCGACCGCCTGGCCACGGGAGCCGGCCGCGCCGCGCTGGCCTTCGGTGCCTTGGGCATCACGGTGGCGGGCGTTGTCGGCGCGATCGGGCTGTATGCCGGCGCGATGTACCGCAGCTACCAGGAGCAGCAGGCGTTCGAGCGCCTACTGATCTCCACCGGCAACACCCTGGCGCTGACCGCCGGCGGCATGGCGGACATGCGCGACGAAGTCGGCCGCGCCACCGGCGACTACGCCGGCGCCAAGGTCGCCCTGGTGGGCATGGCCACCTCCGGCGCGATCGCCGCCGACATGCTGGAGACCGCGGCCGGTGCCGCGGTCAACCTGGCCGCGCTGACCGGCGACTCGGTGGAGAGCACGACGGCCAAGATCATTGCGCTGGCGAAGGCGCCGAGCGCGCAGCTGGCCGAACTCAACCAGCAGTACCACTTCCTCACGCTGTCGGTGTACGAGCACGTGCGCTCGCTCGAGGAGCAGGGCCGCACGCAGGAGGCGGCCGAGGCCGCGGTGCAGGCATTCGCCGATGTGCACGAGCAGCGCGTGCAGGAGGCCTACGAGCGCGCCGGCACGCTGGAGCGCGCGTGGATCGACGTCAAGCGCGCGGTGCGCGACGCCTGGCAGTCGATCCTGGACGTAGGCCGGCCGGATAGCCTGGCTGACATCTCGCGGCAGATCGCGGCGCTCGATGCGCAGCGGCGCAAGCTGGTCAGCACGGCCAGCCCGACCGACCACATCAGCCAGGACCAGATCGCGCGCCTCGAGGGGCGCATCCTGGTGGCCCAGGAGAAGTTCAAGCAGGCGTCGCTGCAGCAGGGCGCGGCCGAGCGTGACGCGGCCGGGCAGCGGGCGAACGACATGGCGATCGCGCTGGACCAGGAGGCGGGTCGCTACGACGACGGCGAGACCAAGCGCGCGAAGCGGATCGTCGACGCCCGGGCGCGCGCCAATGCCGCGGTGGCCGAGGCCATGAAGGCCGGAACCACGGACCTGATCGCCAAGATCCGCGAGGACGAAGCCCGGATCGTCGCCGGCATCGAGGGCGAGGCGAAGACCAAGGCGCCGCGCACGCCGCGCGCACAGCGGGCCGGCCCCGACCCTGACGTCGCCGCCGCGCGAGAGCTGGCCAACCTGCAGAAGCAGGTCGCGATGCTGGGCGAGCTCGAGGAGGGCGAGACCCGGGCCAGCGAGGCCGCGCGGATCCGCTACGAGATCGCGGAAGGTGCCCACCGCAACGCCAGCCCGGTGCTGCAGGCGCAGATGCAGGCCGCCGCCCTGGACCTGGACAACGGCCGCAAGCAGATCGACCTGGCCAAGGAGCTGGTCGACGTCAAGATGCGGACGATGATGCTGTCGGGCCGCGGCGACGAAGCGCAGCTGCAGCGGGTCACCGAGGAGCTTGAGAAGACGCGCCAGAAGGCGCTGGAGCTGGGCCGGACCGCCGAGGCGGTGCAGATCGGCGAGCTGATGGAGCTGGAGAAAGCTGCAAGCCAGTTGCGGCAGGTGCAATCGGCGCTGACCGCGTCGAATGCGCAGTACTCGGCCGAACTGGAGCGCATCAACATCCTGCGCGAGAACGGCCTGATCAGCAGCATCGAAGCCCAGAGGCAGGCGCTCGACGCGCAGCTGATGCGAATCGCGGCACTGCGGGAAGAGATCCCGGTGCTCGAGGCCGTAGCCGCCGCCTGGGCACCGGGCCCGGAGCAGGAGGCATTGTTCGCCAACCTGGCCCGCCTGAAGAATGAGCTGCTGGACCTGGAAACCCAGGGCTCGCTGCTGCAGGTGACCTTCCGCAACACCTTCGAATCAGGCCTCACCGATGCACTGGAAGGCCTGGCCAGCGGGACCATGTCCGTTCGCGAAGCGGTGATGGGCCTGATCGGCGACATGGCCGCCGGCATGGCGCGCCTGGCCGCCCAGCAACTGGCCTCGATCGCGACGGCCAAGCTGATGGCGGCCGTGTTCGGCAACGGCGAGGGCGGCGCCGGCGGCGCCGACGTGGGCGCCGGGGCCGACAAGTTGCAGAGCGCCGCCGTGCTCACCGCCGTGGGCGGCGGCGCGGTGATGGCTGGCGCGCGCCAGCTCAGCACCTCGGCCCAAGAGCTGATGGCGGCCGCCACGATGATGATCGTGGCCAACAGCATGGGCGGCTTCGCGGAGGGCGGCTTCACCGGCCACGGCGGCAAGTACCAGCTGGCGGGCTACGTGCACCGCGGCGAGTACGTCATGCCCCAGGAGACCGTCCGCCGCTACGGCCTCGATTACATGCGCGCGATCCACATGGGCGCCGCCCCGCGCCACGACGTCGGCGCCGCGCCGGCGGTCATGACCAGCCCGCGGTACAGCTTCGCCGGCGGCGGCTTGGCCCGCGACGCGATGCCGGCGCCGCAGTTCAACCTGCGTGTGGTCAGCGCCCTGGACATGGAAACCCTCGCTGAGCGCCTCGGCGAGACCCGCGCCTTCGAGCGCACGGTTGTGCACAACGTGGTGCGCAACAAAGACACCATCGACGCGAGCTGACATGGCCTTCGAGATCTCCCACACCGATCAACTTGGCGCCACGGGCTTCGCCCACAAGGAGCTGCTGCTGCGGATCCAGGCGCTGGCCGAACTCAACGGCTGGGTGACTCTCCGCCTCGACCAGGTGAGCGAGAACCACGAACTCATCCTGAAAGGAGAGGGTCTATCCGGTGAAGAAGAAATCTTCGTCGGGTTTCGCTGCTATCAGGACAGCTTCGCCGACTACTACAACATCGCTGTAGCCGGCTTCGCGGGGTATGTCCCTGGCAATGCGTGGGCGGCGCAGCCGGGCTTCCTGGAAAGTGGCGTCCCGGCCCATAACCAGCGCATCGACTACTGGTTGACCGTCAATGCTCAACGGATCGCGTTGGCGATGAAGGTTGGCACGCCGGTCTACGAGAGCTGCTATGTGGGCAAGATCCTGCCGTACGCCCGCCCCGGGGAGTTTCCGTACCCGTTGTGCGTTGCGGGCATGCTCAATGGCGCAGCGGCCGTGCGGTACAGCGAGATCAGCCACACCATGCCGTACAAGGGCAACCGCGTGAACCTGCGCCTGCGGTGGCTGGATGGCACCTGGAAACAACCGCTGACGCACCCTTGGAACAACGCGTGGATCGGCGGGGCTTCCTCGCAGCTGCGGGACACCAACGGGCAGTACCCAATTATGCCGGTGGTGCTGTGTGAGGCAGTGCCGAATGTCTTCGGCGAGCTGGATGGCATCGGCTACGTCTCCAACTTCAACAACATCGTCGAGAGCGTCGTGCAGGTGGGCGGCACGCCCGTGGTCGACAACCCCGCCTGGACTGCCCAGGAGCGCGCCGAGGCCATCGTGCTGGCCGGCGGCGTGCCGTGGGTGTGTCTGCAGGACGTCGCCCGCACCAGCTTCAATGACTACTACGCGATGAGGCTCGACTAATGGCGTACATCACCGGCACGGCGCTATCGCTCGCCGACCTGGTTTCCGTGATCCACGCGGCTTGCGTTTCCAACGGCTGGACGCTGGCAGGCAACGTGCTGTCGAAATCCGGCTGTTTCGCGGAGGTGATGCTGGCCAACAACGGAGAGACCGGCGCACCACCGAATGGGAATGTTCGGGTGCGAGTGGGAAATGGCATCGATGGAAGCAACGAGCTCGTTGACACGCCGTCCGGGCACGGCCTGTTGGGGCCTCTGCGTGCAGCTTCTGGCACCTCGTATCCGGATTGGGATTGGCCGGCTACCTACCACATCCATGTCCTCGATGCGCCTGATGAGGTGTACGTGATGGTCAATTACGAAGGTGGCCTGCGTTGGCAGAACCTTGCGTTTGGCCGGAGCCCGGCCCCTGGCAATGCGGGAACCGGCAACTGGTTCAGCTCCATGATGGGTCGAATTGGCCGCACCGATATTTACCGCACTGTGAACCACTTCAACTTCGGTCCTCATGGGTCGCTCATTCACGGGTCGCAAGGGAATATGGGCGGGCCGGCGTTCTTCTTTTCATTCACCGGCGCAAATAGCACCAACTCAAACCTTGGTTCTCAGATGCACGGGGCTTTCGATGACAGCAACGGCAGCGTTCCGGCTTGGAGTAGCGAGACCAACTGGTTTTCAGGACTCGCCAACGAACGTATGGCGTCTGGGATCGCCGGAAACGGCGAACTGCTGGCCTACCAGCCGAGCGCTGCCAATTTTGCGTCTGTGCTTGTTCGGTGCCAGATCATCCAGCGGCGCCCGGAGCAGAAGACCAGTCTGATCGGTGAGCTGCGGCATCTTCGCTGGATTCGCAATGATTTCATTAGCGATGGCGACGTCCTTACCCTGGGCCCGGACCGCTGGAAGGTCTATCCGATGCACCGGCGTGAACCCGCAGCGCGGAACGCCAACAATGGCGCGGTCAGTCGCTTGGACCACAGCGGAACGATGGCGATGGCGATCCGCTACGACGGGCCCTGACTATGCCGATCCGGACCGGCTATGTGGTGGCATCGGCGCGCGGCGGCCTCGTCAATCCGAATATCTCCGGCGACGTCGGGGCCTTCGAGTTCGAAGGGTGGTTGCCTCGCACTTGGGTGGTGGGTGGACAGCCCGGATTGGACGCGGGCAGTCCGCTCCGAAACCTGCCCATCCGTCCAGCGGCCACGACCAGGGCGGGCTATGCAGTTGCCTCGTACCTGCAGGATTTCTACTTCCGCATCCACGTGTACCCACGCCTGCTTGAGCTCGGCAACCTTGTCACGCAGCAGGTACGGCAGGTTGCTGTCTGGAATGCTTGGCCCGATTCAAGCCGCCAACTCATCGACACGCCTGTTATTGGCGGCAGCGGTATCACGGTCACTGGGCCGGCACCATTGCCGCTATCGTTCCGGCCACTGCAGGAGCGCATCTTTGATGTGGTCGTAAACACCGCAGGCGCGCCGGTGATCGACGCCATCCTGACCTTCGAGTTCGCCGGCCTGGACGGTATTCCGGTCACGATCACCGGCCGCCGCCTCCAGGCTTGGGCGTTGCCCGCCGACTGGGGCAGCAACATCGAAGAGGAGCTGTCCTGGCTCACTCAGATCCAGCAGGCCGTCGACGGCAGCGAAGACAGCGAGGCCCTGCGCGAGGCACCGCGGCGCCAGTGGGAGTTCGACGTCGTGGCCGATCGTCGCGAGCGGCGCATCATCGAGAACGCCGTCTACGACTGGGCCGCGCGGATCTGGGCGATGCCGGTCATGCCGGACCGCAGCGAGCTCGCGGCCGACCTGCCGGCAGCCAGCGAAGCGATCGCGCTGGATCATGCCCACCTGGACTACGTCGCCGGCGGCCTCGCCATGCTGTGGGGCGACCTGCAGCGCTACGAGCTCGTGGAGATCGCGACCACCGAGCCCGGCGTGCTGGGCCTGGCACGGCCCACGCTGCAGCCTTGGCCCGCGGGCACTCGCGTGTATCCCTGTCGCGCGGCGCGGCTTGCCGAGGCGCCCACGTGGCGCCGGCGCAGCGACCAGGTCATCACCAGCCGGGTGCGGTTCGAGGCTTCGGAGCCCTGCGACTGGCCAGCGGTGGCGCCGCCGGCCATGTACCTGGGCTACCCGGTGCTGGAATGGCGGGCCGACGAGTCCGACGATCCCACCGCGTCGTCGCTCCGTGCCGTGGAGATCCTCGACGGCGACGTCGGCCTGGTGTCGATCGACGACATCACCGGCCGGGCGTGGGCGCAGCAGTCGCATGACTTCACCCTGGCCGGGCGTTCCGAGCGTTCGGCCCATCGCAGCTATCTCTACTGGCTGGCCGGCCGCTACCAGCGCCTCTGGGTGCCGACCTTCGCCGACGACGTCCAGCAGCTCGAGCTGCTGACCAGTGGCGTCTCCACACTCTTCGTCGCGGCCGCCGGCATCACCGCGCACCTGCGCCAGCAGCCCGGTCGGCGCCACCTCCGCATCGAGCGCAATGACGGCACCGTGCACTACCGCGAAGTGCTATCGAGCAGCGAGCTCGACGCCGATCGCGAGCTGCTGCTGATCGACAGCCCACTGGGCGCGGACCTGGCGCCCGAGCAGGTGCGGGTGATCAGCTGGATGGCGCTGTCCCGCCAGGCATCGGACCGCGTTGGCATCACCCACATCACCGACAGCGAAGGCGCGGCGCGCAGTCGCCTGTCCTTTGTCACCGTGGGAGCACACGAGCCGTGAGCCTGCTGAGCCGCCACGTCGAGCTGTACGAGGTCAACCGCGGCCCGAAGGTGATGCGCTTCACGCCCGAAGACCGCGGCGTGGAGTTCAACAGCCAGTTCTACGACGCCGCGGCCGGCCTGAAGCGCGGGCGTATCGCGCAGACCGGCAGCGAGGCGCGCAGCGAACTGGGGCTCGACGTGCCCCTCGACTTCCCGCTGCTGTCCTGGTTCCGGCCGTTCCCACCATCGGAGCGCGTGCAGCTGCGGCTCATCAAAGTCCGCAAGAGCGACGGCCATACCCGCCTGCTGTGGAGCGGCGTTCTGGCCGAGCTGCGCGACAGCACCCACAAGGCCCACATCCGCTGCCAGACGCGCCTGGCCACGATGGCGACGGCGGGCCTCCGGCGCTGCTGGCAGGTGGCGTGCCCGCATGTGCTCTACGGCCGCCAGTGCGGGGTTGACCAGAACGCGTTCCGGGTCGATGCCACGCTCTTCGGAAGCAGCGCCTACAGCGTGCAGTCCGCAGCCTTCGCCGCGTACGCGGATGGCTGGTTCAGTGGAGGCTTCATCCGCTGGCAAGTGGGCACCGACATCGAGCACCGTTTCGTGGTGCGGCACGTGGGCGACACGCTCCATCTGCTGACGCCCTCGGCGCTGCCGGTCGGCACGGTCGTGGCGTCGTTCCCAGGCTGCGATCGCTCGATGCCCACGTGCCACGAGAAGTTCAACAACTCGCTGGACTACGGCGGGCAGCACACCATCCCTCGCGACCACCCGTTCGACGGGCATGCGGTGTTCTGATGGATCCCGGAACCTGGTTCTACATCGCAATGCTCGTGGTCAGCCTGGTGGTTCAGGTGGCCATGCGGCCGAAGATCGAGCACGCAAAGCCGCTGTCGATCGACGATCTCAACGTGCCTGGCGCGGAAGAGGGTCGCGACATCTCGGTGGTGTTCGGCACCTGCTGGATCGAGGACTTCAACGTCCTGGACTACGGCGACCTGCGCAACGAGCCGCCGATCAAGGCGAGCGGCGGAAAATGACCCGGATCGTGGCCACTATCGCGCACGCCCGTCGGGCCAGCCTCGCCGGCCAGGGCGTGCTGTGCGCGCCGGGCCTGCGCGCCTGGGCGCAGCGGCATGGCATCGATCTGCGGAGGGCCGCTTGCGAAGGTTTGCCGGTCGAAGAGCTGGAACGCATCGGCGACGCATTCTCCCTGCGCGTGGCGGCGATCGCTCGGGCCGAGCGCGAGGACCAGGAATGAAGCGCCCGGTCCAGGAACTCGTCAGCAGGCTGCTCGTGGCCGTTGAAGCCCTGTCGCCCGGTCGCCGCAAGGCGGTGTCGCTGCTGACCATGCTGGTGGCCGCTCTCGGGGTTCTGGCCGTCGCTTGGCTCGGCAAGGTCCTCGCCGCCTGCCTGGGCGCGCTGGTGCTGGCGGCGCAGCTGCTGGTCTACCTCGACACCTTCCACGGCGTGCGCCCGCGCCGGCCCACCTGGCTGCGCCGTCGCACGCCGATCCGCATCCGACAAAGGCCGCACTGATGGGCAAGAGCAGCAAGCCGACGATCGGCTACTGGCACCAGCTTCTGCTGTACATCGGCGTCTGCCACGGCCCGGTCGACGCTCTGCGCAAGGTCGAATGGGGTGGCGAGGACGCCTGGGAAGGCAACCAGACCACCAGCGGCGACATCTTCATCGACAAGCCGGAGCTGTTCGGCGGCGAAAAGAAGGAAGGCGGCATCAAGGGCACCTTGAGCGTGCGCATGGGCGAGCCGACGCAGATGCCGCACTTCCGCATGCTCGAGCTGCGGCCCGGGCCGTGGCCGGCAGCGCGTGGCCTGATGACGCTGGTCTATGACGGCATCGTGGGCGCGTTCTCGCCCTACGTGAAGACCTGCCGCTGGCTGGTCTCGCGCTGGTTCATGGGCTGGGAAGGCGCGGTCTGGCAGCCGACGCTGTGCAAGATCGGCGAGGGCATGAACGCGGCGCACCTCGCCTACCAGACGCTGACCCACACCGACTGGGGCTACGGCGCCTCGCCCGCCGACATCATCGACGAGGCCAACCTGCTCGGGATGGCACAGACGCTCGCCGACGAAGGCTTCGGGCTGTGCCTGAAGTGGAGCCGCAGCGAGTCCGTCGGCACCTTCCTGACCCTGATTTGCAACCACGTCGGAGCCCAGTGGGGCGTGCGCGACGACAAGATCGTGTTCACGCTCTACCGCGGCAACTACGACGTCGAAGCCCTGCCGCTGATCGACGAGAGCAACATCGTGTCGCTCGAAGAGTGGTCCGACCCCCTGGTCACCGGTGGTGCCGTCAATGAGGTGACGGTCGTCGGGTTCGATTGCATGACCGGCAAGGACATTGCGCGGACCTATGCCAACCTGGCATCGATCCAGGCGACCGGGCAGGTGGTTTCGGAGAAGATCCAGCTGCCGGGCCTGTGGAACCTCGACCTGGTCGACCGCGTGGCGGCCCGCGAGTGCCACGCAAAGAGCATGATGCCGCAGCGAGTCAAGGTGACCGTCAAGGCGAGCGCCGGCCCCTTCGTCCGCGGCGAAGTGCGCGCCATCTCCTGGGCGCGGAAGCAGGTCCACCGCATGCCGGTCCGCGTCGAGGAGATCGACGAAGGCACGCTCACCGATTCGGCCGTCACGCTGGTGCTATTGCAGGACGTCGCCGGCATGGCGCAGACCAGCTACATCGCCGACGTGGGGACCGGCTGGGTGGCGCCCGACACCACGCCACGGCCCTTGGACCCGGAACACGTCTACGAGGCCACGTACCGGGACCTGGTCGGAATCATGCGGCCGGCAGACCTGGCTATGATGGGCGACGAGGCCGGCTACCTGGTGGCAGTGGGCGCCCGCCCCGTCGGCCCGGCCTACAACTTCACCCTGTTCACCCGCACGGCCAGCGCGCCTTTCGCCGAGGTCGGATCCGGCGACTTCAGCCCCAACGGCGTGCTGGCCAGCGGCCTCGGCCCGACGGCGACCCTGATCACGCTCAACAGCCACCGCGGCCTGGCCGGGGTGGCTGTGGGCGAGGAATGCATCATCGGCGGCGTCGAGCACTGCCGGGTGACATCGATCAATGCAGGCACCGGCGAGGTGGGCATCGCCCGCGGCTGCGTCGACACAGTGCCGCGATCGCCCGGACACGTCTCCGGCACGCTGGTGTGGTTCCCCGACACGTATCACGGCTACGACCCGACCGAGTACCTGGACGGCGAGACGGTCGACGCCAAGCTGCGCACCCGCACCAGCAGCGGCACGCTGGCCGAGGCCGAGGCGGTCACGCGCAGCGTCGCGATGGCGGGCCGCCAGTTCCGCCCGTATCCACCGGGTCGGCTCCGCATCGAGGGCCAGGCGTATCCCGCCACGGTGACCGGCGCATCCATCACGGCCGAGGTCGCTGACCGCGATCGTCTGCTGCAAGCCGACCAGCTGGTGGACAGCGACCAGGTCAGCATCGGCCCCGAGCCGGGCACGACCAAGACCTTCCGCTGGTACCTCGGCGGCGTGCTGGCCCGCACCGAAGCGGGGGTGGCCGGCAGCAGCGACACCTTCATCCCCGCCGGCGCCGGTGTGGTCCGGGTCGAGGTGGAGTGCGTGCGGGACGGCGCCACAAGCTGGCAGGCGCTGTCGCACGAGTTCGGGTTCCAGCCCGCGTGAGGCCGCTTACGACATAGAACAGGGCGCCGAGCCGGCACGGGAATGCCGACTCGGCGCCGCAGTACACGCGCTTGACCGCGTGCCATTGGCCGAGGCCCTGCCACCCCCGCGGGAGTGCAGACACCTTGGCCCAGTGACATCGCAGAGGTTGAGACCGTGCCGAAAACGAAAACGCTGTTCCCCTGGCCTGGCGGAAAGACCAGGCTGCTGCAGCACTTGCTGCCGCTGCTCTCTGACAACCCACACACCTGCTACGTCGAGGCCTTCGCCGGCGGCGCGGCCGCACTGTTCGCCCGAGAGCCGGCGAAGATCGAGGTGCTCAACGACACCCACGGGGAGCTGGTCCGGCTCTACCGGGTCGTGGCCAACCACCTGGACGAGTTCGTCCGGCAGTTCCGGTGGGCGTTGACCAGCCGCGAGATGTTCCGCTGGGCGCAGCTGCAGCACGTCGACACGCTGACGGACATCCAGCGCGCGGCGCGGTTCTTCTACCTGCAGCGATTGGCGTTCGGCGGGAAGGTGTCAGGGCAGACCCTGGGCGTCGGCCCAACCGGCGCGAAGGGCATCAACCTCCTGCGCCTCGAGGAGGACTTGAGCGCTGCCCACCTGCGCCTGCACCGCGTCGTGATCGAGTGCCTGCCCTGGCAGGCATGCCTGGCCAAGTACGACCGCCCGGGCACGCTGTTCCTCCTGGACCCGCCGTACTGGCAGACCGAGGGCTACGGGGGCGACTTCCCGCTCAGCGAGTACGACCAGCTGGTGGAGGTGATGGCTGGCCTGCAGGGCCACGCCATCCTGACCATCAACGACCACCCCGACATGCGGGAGCGGTTCGATCGCTTCCAAGGGCGGACGGTTCCGATCAAGTACACCATCGGCGGCGGCAAGGGCGTCGCCCGGCGGGAGCGCATCTACACCACCTGGGAGCGTGGGCGGCTGGCGTGA